TGCGGACTTTCGCCTTGCCCGTCATAAGGAGAGAACCGACAACCAAGTCCATACGCTTGTGGGCGGCGAGCATCACCTGACGGTAATCGTCGTAGATGAAAGCGATAATGTCGTTGAGTGCCGACACTTGCCCTGCGGCGTTGGCTGCGTTGTACTTATCAATCAAGTCCTGCAACTCTGAAAGACGGTCTACGGGCATTTGATAGCGGTCGCCGAGATAGGCAACTTCACCAACTCCGCTGCCGATATTCTGACGCTCACGGATAGGCTTCTCACCGAAACGGGAGTTGATGCTACCTGCGGTAACGCCACGGACGGAACCGATGTAGTCCTTGAAGACTCGGGTGGTAGTAAGCCTCCAGTCGAGGTACTGCTTCCAGTAGATTGTGTCCTTACGGGTTTGAAGAACACGGTTAATAACTGCACCCACAATAGCGGGCTCGTTAAACAAAGTCTGAATAGTCAATGTCATGATGTGTCCTTTCTTTTACTCGTTAAACTGGAAGTGAGGGAGATTGGCTTTGTCCTTTGCAGAGAAAGGAGTAACCAACTTCTCGGGTTCAATCTCAAACGCGCGCTGCAAGAGCGCAACAGAGTTAATGCCATCAGCAACCTTATGCGTTTCATAAAGTGCGGAGTTTGCGACATTCTTAGGCTCTTTGCCGTCTGCTGCCTTTGCCTCAAACAACACATCTTCTGTCTTCAATGCGCCCATAGCGGCATCAAGTGTGAGTTCGTCATACTCTGCCTTTGATTTGTCGATTGCGGTAACGGTTGCGCCCTTAGTGCCATTGCCAAGGATAGCTCCCACTACAACGAATGAGCCTTTAGCAATTTTCACTTTAGTTGCACTTGCTGCTACGTTCTCTTTTACGAGAACATTAACCACAATCTTTGCGATTTTTGCCTTGAGGTCGGCCGCAATAGGAGTGAACGACGGAACATAGCTGCCTACTGCCAATCCTGCGACATCAAGGACGTAATTGCCACGACGGCGAAGACCCGTAGAAACGTCGTAACGCTCTTCTTGCTCTTCTTTAGGTGGCAAATTGTACTTAAATCCTGCCATAATTTACTTTTTGTTTTGTTCTACAATCTCTTGTGTTCCCTTGTTGATTTGTTCAGCAATAGAGTTCACTTCTGTCTTGTGTTCGTGGTTTCCCTCTTCGGGAGACTTGGCGAACTGAAAACCGCTGTTCTGCATCTCCTGCTTCAAGTCCGTGAAGTAATTGTTGAGGTCTGCGTCGTCAGCGATTGTTTTGCCTTTGTAGGCAAACTCGGGAATACCAAACGACTTCGCCACCTCGTCAATCTGCTTGTTGCGAACGTCCGCCTTTGATTGTGCGTCCATTGCGTCCATGCGGTCTGTTAGGGGCTTCAATGCCGTTCCCAACGCTGCCGCAATCTGTGCGGTCAAATCCTGCGGCTCATTAGGCTTAGGGTCTGTAGGTGGGGCTTGCGGTTTGGGTTCCTCGATAGGCTTACCGTCCTTGATGTTGTGCTTCTTCTCGTAGTTTGAAACTGCGGTCTTCTGCGCTCCATCAGCCCGATAGTCGCCATAGTTTGTTACAACGTCCTGAAAGGTGATACCCTCAACAATTGAGTTTACCTTGCTTTCGTCCGTTACTCCCTCCGCTTTCTTGCTTGCAATCCGCTGGAGGGTGGCATCGTCCACGCCCGCAAACTTCGTCCGTAGACCTGCCAAAATCTGTTCATAAATGTTCATACTAAAATGTGTTATCCTGAAACAATCTTTTGTTCAAAATTACGCATTATAAAAGGAAATGGTGTATTTTTCACAGCCGCATAAATTACAACGCTTCGGTTGTTGTAAAAAACACAAAAAAGGCTTCTATCCTCACGGACGGAAGCCTAAATGTAAACAATGATTGTTCTTTGAGTAGTATTATTCCTTTGGCTCGGTTGGCGTAGTCTGCTGCTGTGCCTTTTCCTTTTGCTCCTCCTTTATCTGTTGTAATTCGTCCTGCAACTCACCATAGTTAGAACAGTAGGCAACGCCGTGCTCTGTGCTCCATACACCGCCGCTTACTGCAGCTGCTGCGGTATCTACTTTCTCTCGGTCATTGTCAATCATGAACGGCACCAACTCCGTCTCGATGTCCACTGTCTTGGAAGCGGCTTCAAGCGACGAGTTGAGAGAACCGACGGCAGCGGTGAGGAAGTTCACACGCCGTTGGAAGAACGGGCCGAGTTCCTCCGCATAGTTCTGCACGGCCATGTGTGCCGCCATGAAGACATATTTGAACGATACACCACTCAAAGCGTTACCCGTGCCTTTCAGCTGGTCAAAGGAAATTCGTGGCGTGTTTGTAAGGGCGTACATTTGATTGAAGTATGTTTCTATCTCCACCTTGATGGGGTCGCTTGCTTGATTCCACGTAAGATATTCGGCACGTGCGCCATCGCCCATTAGGTTTAGCATTCTATTCCGTACATCTCCAGTCAACATATCCGGATTGATTTCTCCGAACAACATAAGATATGGAAAGAAATGATAATCTATGCAGTCAGCATAACCGCTCAAACATTTCTCCAACCGTACACGGAGAGAACGCACCTTGGCACAAAGCGTCTCGCTTCTGTACCCGTACATGACAGGGAGCTTTGGAAGCCCGTGTTTGAACGACCGCTCGGAATTTTCCTCCCAAGTCTTGTTTTCTTCCCACTGATACACCATCGTGTCGGTGACGGTCATAAACACAGTATGCTTATTGCCGTCCAAGTCGGTCTTTTCGTATTCGCGGGAGAAAGCCACCATGTCGCCGCTGTCGTCGAAGAATGGATAAAGCGTGTCGCCTCTAAACGGAGACCAAAGCTGCGACTTCAAGCGGTATTCGGGTACAACCATGCCGAAGATGCCTGCAATCTTACGCTTTAGCTTCGCCCAGAAGCCGTCGTCCTTGACAACGTACCAATACTCCGCCACTTCCTGCTCGGAGAGCCACGAGCGGACAATCTTGCGGTTCTGAAATTTCAGCTTGTTTTTCTTGAATATCTGCCTGATGGCCTCGAACACGCCACGCTCTCCGTCGTCTTCGGGCGTGCAGTCCAATGTCGGCTCCGCCCCCACGGCGAACGCCGTGTTGATGTTCACGATGTCCTGCTCGATGGGGAGTGCGATGCGGTTCGGCTCTTTCATCTCATACTTGGCAGGTGTTTTCGTAGTCTGTCCCGTTTCGGGGTCGAACTTCGTCTCCTCCATCTTCACAAGGACTTTAATCTTCTTGTAAAGCTTCGGGTTCATGATGTCGTGCTGCTTCGGACTCCAATCCGCAAGGTTCTTGTCCGTTTCGGGCAAAGTCGTACGCCTGCCTTTCTTGAGGTAGTCTATCTTTAAATTAGTGTCCTCCAATGCGAGGATTTCCTGTAATGTTTTCGGTGTTGCCATAATTATAACTGTTTTACAGTATCAATATCAACCTCTACAAATCCATAACCAAAATCAATATCCTCTATATCTCCAAATGTGTCTTGGTAGATATAGGCTGTACCATTGATAAGCAACAAAGAACCATAGATAATATCTCCGTTGTCTTTTCTCTTACCTTGAAATTTATACTTCATATCGTTATCCTTTCTTGTTAAGTGGGAATACTCTCTTAATGCTTTCGGCATAGTCTTCCATGCTTGCCGCGGCAGCTTTGAAAGCCCCCGCCATATTTTCTCCTGTACGTAAAACAATACTATCCATACGCTACTACTGTTTTATAATTCTAAACATCTTGCCGTGATGCTTTTCCAACCCTTTCATATAATCAAATGCTACTTGTGGGTGGCTCGATGCAAACACATCATGGAAATTGAATAAATCTTTTGTCTGAACTATATACATATCGTTATCCTGTTTATCGGGCAAAAGCTGCTGCCATGTCGCCCTTTGGTTTCTGTATCTTGCCTAATAATGTCGCTAATATGTAGTAACGAACAGCGTCTATCCCGTGGTTCCACGCGTCTATTGGTTGGTTAATATAGTTACCATCTTTATCTTTGTCCCATACGTAGTTTCTGAACTCCTTGCGGAGATTGAAAGAACGCTCGGTAACGAAGATGTTGAGAGATTTCATCTTGTCGATACCTGCAATGATAGAGCCTGCGCCCTTTTCCACAGGATATATCTTGATACCTCCATTGTGTATCTCCTGCACAAGCCTTGGGTCTGCGCTATCCGAAAAGACTTTCATGTCACCATACCTGCGCAATTCCTTGATAAGGTCGGAAGAAAGCATACCCGTACGATAGAAGACTTCATCAATATAAAGGTTAT